AGTTAGACGTGTCTCTAATTTCAAGACCAAACTTAGACATTAACGTTTGTTCACCGCCGTATCCACTATCTAAATCTTCAAGATACATTGTGATCATGTAAGCGTCACCGAACGAACTTGCAATATCTTCATTCATGATATTGTCAAGTTTATTAATATGACGAGGGATATAATACACGCTTAGACCAAAGACCTCCATGGACTCGATGATCAAGTCTTCATAAAGGTTTTGTTCCGATTTTACGGCGTGGTTAAAGAATACGTTACGACCCATGTTATCCTACGCAGAAGTCTGGTGGTAATGAGTATGAATCGATCAGTGCTTGTTCTAAAGCTTCTTGTTCGTCTTTAGCTTCTTCCATAATCTTTTGAGCATTAATTGTAACGCCGCCTGGAAGTTGCATACCATCAAACTTAGATAAGTTAGTACCCCATTGACGCTTAATCAATGTTGTAGTATATTTCTTTAGCCATGAATCATTGTACATTTCAGGAGTATCTTCTAATGAAACGTATGCTTCAGCAATAATGAATTGACCAACTTGTAATTCACCAAAGTTCATATCAATGTATAGTTTATTACCATGACGTTGATATTGAATTGGTTGAATACCATTCAGTAATGAATCTACTTCTTGCAAGTACTGTTGCATCTGAACATAATACTGAAGTGACTCAGCTTTATATAAAGCATAGAAATCGTTGAGGTACATTTGGTACTTCATTGAAAACATATTAACAGCAGCGTATGCATTACTGATTGGTAACACACGCGTAACGTAGATAACTTCATCAGTTAGTGTGAAGTACTTATTAGTTACATCAGTTGGTGTTACTTGAATTGGAAGATAAACACGACGTTGACCTTCCATGTGGAAGTCTCTATACTTCTGTAGTGCTTCATCTACACGATCTTCAATCTGATCTTCATCAACGTTGATGTCAAGAACAGGTGCACCTAAGTTTCTTAGGCAATAATCAATAAGAGTTTGTCTGCTGTTAGGAATTGCCATCTTAAGCCTTTAGGATTGAACGTAGCATCCATGCTAGTTTTTTGTGTGCATCTAAACGTTGTGCAGCGTAATCAGAAACACCATGTTCTTTAGCTTCTTCAGCCACATCAAACAATTGTTGATATAGTCTAATCATCAATTGATTATCAGAAGCAAGTTGTGTCATCATGCCAGTGGCTGATGGGAAACCTTCTTCATCTTTAATTTCAGAGATTTGTGAATATACGCTTAAAGAGCCTGGTGCAAATTGACCTTGAATTCTAATGTACTCAGCAAGAGTATCATTCTGCTCATAAAAATCTGTATAAGCATCAGCAAAGAATTCGTGGTATTGCGGGAAGTCAGAACCTTCAACGTTCCAATGAAACATTTGAGTCTTTAAGAATAATGTAAAATTCGTAGCTAAGATTGTACGAAGTAGTTGAACAAGTTCAGTCATGAAAAAATAGCCCTATAGTTTATTTCTATAACTGTATTTATATAGGTTGATCTTTATAAATAAAAATGTCCTTCGCGATACTGTAATATCCAAGGACTCTAATACTATTAAGGAGTATCAGCTATGTTTATCTATCTTTATCTTAAGACTCACAATAAAACTGGTCTTAAGTATCTAGGTCAAACGACTAAAAATCCACAAACTTATTTAGGTTCAGGCGTATATTGGCTTCGTCACTTAAAAGAACATGGTGAAGACATATTAACTGAAATATTATATGAAACAACATCATACGATGAAATAAAAGAAAAAGGTTTATATTACTCTAATTTATGGGATATAGTTAATAACACCAATTTTGCAAACCTTATACCAGAAACTGGTTGTGATGGTATAAGAGGATTAACAAAAGATAAGTTAAATCCATTGGTTCGCAAAAAACACAGTGATAATTGGAAAAAACAAATTGAAAAAGAAAAAGAGCGCTGGAAGATAAACTACAAGCGCTCTTAATTATATAGTTTTATATTAGAGTTTTACCACTTATTACGTGGACAAGTTGAATTTAATGCTCTAGCTTTTGCTGGCATAAAACAACCACACTCCTTACACATTCTTAAATGCTTTTGAAAAGAATCACAAGATCTACAAGTGTCTAATCTAATCTTATAGACACCTTTCATAACTAGTAGTTCTTTTAAAAACCCGTATTTGTCAGTTTTCATTTAATAAACAATGCTGCACATGATGAAGTGCTATCACCCCATGCTACACTTCCTTGACTTTGGAATGTTTGTCCAGACATCCAATGTAAGTTTGTTACTAGTCTATTAGTACCAGTTGTCCAACATATTGGAATACTATTTGCTGGAGGTGTTGAACCAACATAGGAACCATTATAGTTATGATCACCTATCCAATAGTTTGTTGTGTGGTTGCAACGTGCTTGCGCATCAGGCGTCATTGCTGCTTGGTATTCATAACTACCATTAGACGTTGTGTCTAAATACCAAGAATAATTTGAAGTTGGATCTAAGTCTGTACCATACGTAGGTAATGTGCCACTATAAACTAATTTAGCAGTGCCTTGTCCTGAACAGAATAGGTTATCACCAAATGCAATTGAAGTACTTGATGCTGCAATTTGTCCACAACTAGAAGCAAGCATTGCTGCAGTATAATATGTAGTCCAATTAACGTTATCATCACTATATTGAACAGAAATATTAGCATTACGCGTTCCACCACCATAAGAAACATAACAACCAGCTGATACTATCCATGTAGGTGATCCAAAATCATATGCAAACGTTTCACCATCGTTTGGAATAGTACCACTGTCAGAACAGTTATCACTAGTATAAGTTACAACATTAACTAAAGCTGAGTTATAAGGTTGTAACCATAAACGTGATGCGCGTGGATGATGACCTTGTATTGCACTACCAACTCTATATCTCCAATAACGATGCAATGATGGAGTGTTTGCAGTATGACCAACACGTGCTAAAAAAGAATTAGTTGTGTTTAATGCGGCCCAGTCAGCATTTGCAATTTTACCACCATCAAAATTCACTTCTGAATTACACCATGTGCTTCCACTATTAACCGCAGCAGATGTTGCCATGTCTGTGTTATTATAAAACTGTAGTGCTTTAACCCAACCACCACCGTCTCTACTCATAATACAATAAGCTTCAAAAGCTGTGCCACTACCACCTGTAGGTTTTAACCAATACTTACCATCAGTTGTAGTTCCAGTTAATGTTTTAAGCGCGGTTGCTGAAGTTGCTGCGCGTGCTGCTGATGTTCCATCTAATGTAGGATTAACTATAATACTAAATGTTCTTGGAACTGATTGACTATTAGATGCAGCAGTAATGTCAAATGTGTATGTTGTAGGTGAATTAACGTTTGCTGGATTACCACTAATTTGACCATTAGATGTATTCAACGTAACGTTAGTTGGTAAAGATCCAGATGATACTGAATATGTAATTGTAGTGCTATCAGGATCAGACGCACTTACTGTAGCAATTGGAGAGTAAGATCCATATTCATCTGCAATTGTTGCTAAAGTTCCAGCACCGGTTGACCAAATAGGATCTCTATCAACTGTTCCAGCTGGAGATAACGTAGCAGAAAGACCAGAAGGATTTGTCACTTTAACATCATATGATCCATTGCCAACATAGTTTACAGACCCTGCATTTGTAACAGCAGTTAAAGATATAGATGATACATAAGTTGTAGTTAGTGCTCTTGGAATACCACCAACTGCAGCGCCTTCAATATAAACTACAGAACCTGGTTTAAAATTAGTACCACCAATTGTAATTGTAGAGTTAGTGTTTTCGTTAATGATTCCGCTATAAGAACTAACTGTTGGTGGACTGTCAATGCCCTGCCAACCAGCACTATTGTATTGTTCAACTAAGCCGGTATCAGTGTTGTATCTTACCATACCACCAGTTGGAGATGTTGGACGTTCTCCAGTTGTTCCTGCAGGTAACGTGATACTATCACCAGTAAAAACTGTATCTACTGTAACATTATTAATGACAGTGCTTACATCACTATTTAAATCTGCAGCAGTGACTGCTCCACTTGCAATTTTAGTTGAAGTGATTGCATTATCTGCAATAGCGCCTGATTGTACTTTTCTTAGTGCCATATATTATTTTCTTTATATTGCGTATCTGATTATGACTATGCCTGAGCCGCCGCCACCACCAAATGTACCAACTGCATCAGCATAAGCACAAGCACCTCCGCCACCACCTCCGGTATTAGCAGTAGCAGGCTTACCTTGTGTAGATGCAGAAAAGGCAGTACCATTACCACCACCACCTATGCCACCTAACCCAAATTGAGTTGTACTTGTTATGTTACCATTACCACCTGCTCCACCACCAGCATAATATGCATTATCCAACCATTGAAGGCCAGCTCCACCATTTCCACCTCTATCACTAAGAGGTGAATTTCCAGAAGTAGATTTACCACCACCACCAGCACCGCTGTTGGCAGGTGTACCAGCACCACCATTGTTTCCCTGACCAGAAGTACCTACACCTGCAGCATTAATATCACGTCCACCCCCGCCGCCTGAACCTCCGTTACCAGCAACTATTGAAGAACCACCAGTTGAACCTTTACCACCACCGATTGCTGTTAAAAGAAATGCAGAAGAGTTTGCACCATTAGTAGGCTCAAAACTAGATGTAGTACCACCAGCGCCAATAACAATAGCATTATTTCCGGGACTAAATGTAGATGACCCAATGATATATCCACCAGCACCACCGCCACCACCTCCGGCGTGATATCCTCCAAAATTGGCAACGCCACCTCCACCGCCACCTCCAGCAACGATCAAGTACTCTGCACTTTTAGTGCCAGATAAAACTTGAAAAAAACCAGACGATGTAAAAGTATGATAGCAATAACCATTAGATTCAGTGATCGTTCCACCTATTGCAGTAAATGCACCAATACCGATCCAAAGGTTGTTTATTGAATCCCAAAATTCAACTAATCCAGTTTGTGAGTTATGTCTAATCTTACCAGCACCGCCTGCAGGTCGTTGAGCAGTGGTACCAGAAGGCAATGTGAAGTAACCAGTTGAACTATTTGCTTTATTACTTACATTAGTTGGTGTGATATCACTTGGCGTAGCCTTAGTACCTAATGCTGTTGTAATAGTAGCAGCGTAATTAGCATCATTACCTAATGCAGCTGCAAGTTCATTAAGTGTATTTAAAGCTGTAGGAGCTCCAGCGATTAACTCAGATATTTGAGTTGCTACTGTTGAAGCACTTGCTGGAGTGTATCCAAGTTTATCTGCAATTGCTGTATCATGAAGTTTAGCAGCAGTGATAGATCCATTGGAAATATCTTCTACTGTAATAGCTCCAGCAGCAATTGATTGTGAGGTGATTTGATCTAATGCCATTTGTTATTTTCTTTATGCTATGAATGTGCCAGATGAAGTAAATTTGTGTATAGTGTACCCACCTGAAGATGTGATAGTTCCACCAGTTGCACGCTGTGCTCCAGCATATCTAATAACAACTATGCCAGAACCACCAGATCCGCCTGAACCGCTTCCACCTCCACCAGTATTCGCAACTCCAACATTACCAGTAGTGCTACCACCGCCACCACCAAGACCACCGACACCTTGGGTAAATGCAACACCAGCTCCGCCACCAGCATAATACGTTGCAGTACCGCTTATAGAATATTGAAGGCCATTACCACCATTACCAGATTGTCCATTACTAACGCCATCACCACCAACAGCTGCAGCTCCGCCACCACCGCCATCACGGTCAGTGTTATCATTTGAACGATTACCACCGGCGTTTCCTTGCCCAGATGTTCCAGCTCCACCACCTGGATATGGACCTCCACCACCAGTACCACCCTGTCCACCTCCAGAACCACCACCACTACCTACGGCGCCACCGCCACCACCACCTGCGTAAGTTGTTGAACCACCTCCTCCAAAAGATTGAGGAGTTCCAGAGGTACCACCTGACATGCCGCTATGAGGTGACCCGCCACCACCAGTTACAGATAAACCTGTTGACATAGTTCCTGCTCCGCTAATAGTTCCACCCGCACCAACAACAATGCTGAATGAGGCGGAAGAAGTAACAGCAGTAGAACCAGCGACAACACCGCTGCCACCACCACCGCCACCATTTGGTTGGGCACCACTGCCAGTTGCACCACTACCACCGCCACCGCCACCGCCAACTACAACATAGTCAATAGCGTAAATGCCTACACTCTGTTGGGAAAATGCTTTCCATTGGCTACCATTATAAAATTCAGCTTCTTGATTCGCTGAATTAAATCTAACCATTCCTGTTTGAGGCACTGTAGGTCTTTGTGCAGTTGTGCCAACTGGTAGTGTAGCTGCTCCAGTTGAAGAATCAATTCCAACCTTTAGTGCTAAAGCATTATTAATTGTTGATGTGTCTGGTTTAGTAGATAAACCATTTGTTAAATCTGTAGGACTAACTGGTGTATAACCAAGCTTATCACTAATAGCAGTTGTGTGTAATTTTGCTGCGCTAACGACTCCATCTGGCAACGCTGATACATTAACTGCACCAGCTGCAAGAGAGTCGGATGTTATTTTGTCTAAGGCCATGTTCTATTTATTCTGGCTTGATTGGCCATATGATGTTAAATGGATCTTGTTGATCAGTAATATCACGTAATGCTTGACGATATGCAATCCACTCCGGTGTCATGACAACATCGCTGTTAGCCATCCAATCGCTTTCTGCGATTAACTGTGTTCTACGACTTCTAACGATATTCCATTGAGTTGCATTTGCTGCTTCTTCAATTAAAGATTCATCAAACCCTTTAGAACGAAGATAACCTACTGGTACGCTTTTTAAATAATCTGAAGTTGATTCATCGCCAAATGAATCAATAATAAAATTTTCATTAATCATAATTATGCTCCACTATATCCACCAATTGTTTCAATATAACGCGAAGAACATATTGGTGTTGTTATGCTTGTTCCATTCCAATAACCATCTTGGTTAGTAATGTTTGTTGCAGTTGCGTTAGTAGTTGGCCCAATACGTAAATCATATTGGTTATCAGAACTGTCATATGTTTTAGTTTGTGCTGTAATAATCTGTGGGCCGTAACCACTATTAGTTTCAGTAAAATTTGACATATTAATGCCACTAAATGAAATTGGTTTGTCCATGTTAAGGTGATACACATATCTTCCACGTAACATAACGCAAAATAATCCACCATGATTAACCCAACCCCAACCTAAGCACATTCTACGATATGACTCAGTTGCAACTTCAGTAGAAACCAACATGCTGTTTCCACCCCAAGAACTTCCGTGCATTTTACAACGTAAATAAAATGATCCTGAATCACTGCCTGGCGGGTAATCGCTATAACCTTTGCTAAGTACAAACTCAGCAGCTGCATTAAAAGAATTTACTTCAAATACGACTGGATACCATGTATTAAAATCCAGCGATGACATATCTATACGGTAATAAAATTTGCCAGGAACTGTTGCAGTATCAGCATTATAGCTATCAACAAACTTTTGTACAGTGTTTGATGCTGGATGTTGAATATAAATTCCCATTACTTAATTTCCTCTAATGAAAACTTGTACTTCTTGCCAGACTTATTATTGATGATGTATAAATCTGATTGACCTTCTTGAATAGTCCAATTACCCTTAGAACCATCTACAGAATTACCTTCTTCATGTCCTTCATTTGATAAGTGTAAGTCGTTTGTGTAAATATTGCGCCACGCTAGTGTTGAACTGCCTAGATCGTGCGTTGCATTTGCAACTGGGATTAAAGCGCCTTCGATAATATCGCCGGCTTTATTCATTGGTGTATAACCAAGTTTGTCTGTAATAGCAGTTGTATGTAGTTTTACAGCTGATATTGAACCATCTGTGATAAGATCTGATTGTACTTGTGTTAATGACATATATGTCCTTTAAGCTGTAAATGTAGCGCTTGACGATGTGAATGTGTGTATAGTATAACCACCAGATGATGTAACAGTTCCGCCAGAGCCACGTTGAGCGCCAAGATATCTTATTACTACAATACCTGAACCACCTGAACCAGATGCAGCGGAGCCGCCGCCAGTTGCGCCACCACCACCGCCTCCAGTATTCGCAGTCGCTGAACCTGCTGTTGCATTACCATCACCGCGTGAACCAGCGCCACCACCTCCAGCACCACCTGAACCAGCAGAGCCTGAACCAGCAGAACCACCTCCTCCACCAGCTAATGTGCGTGATGAACCAGTCCAACTATCTACTAAACCAATTCCACCATTACCACCACTATTAGTTGCATATGCATCACCACCAACTGCGCCTGCTCCTCCACCACCGCCACCTGCTGTAGTTCCAATAGTAGAACCAGAATAACCACCACGATTTCCTTGACCGCTTGTTCCTGATCCAGGTAAAGAACCAGACCAATTAGATGCTCCGCCTCCTGAGCCACCATTTCCACCACTTGGATGAACGTTACCATAATTATTACCACCGCCGCCACCAGCAATTGCAGTGAATCCTAATGCAGATGAATTATTTCCATCTGAGTATACGTTAACACCACCTGCGCCGCCAGCACCAATTATAATTGCATATTGTGTACCAAATGATACTACTGCATTTCCAGTCAAATAACCACCTGCTCCTCCACCACCACCTCGGTCAGCACCACCAGCTCCACCACCAGCAACAATAATATATTGTACTGCATAAGGTGCGTCGGCCATATTAACCCATGTACTTAATGCAACACTATACCATTCAGGAAATCCTGTAGTAGAGTTCATACGTACTAAACCTGTAGCACCAGTTGGTCGTTGTTCAGTAGTGCCAACTGGTAGTGTTAGTGCAGATGTATTAGAACTACCTGAACCAAGTTTACCAAGATCTCTTGCTTTTGACATTATTGACTTTCAATTAATGATGCTTGATATGCATCAATAACATCTTGTGTCCAAACTACATTACATATTGCAACAACATTATCTGGTTCATTTGTGAGGTCTTGACCGGGTGCTAAACTTGTGCGATGAAATGTTTGCGCAATTTGTTCGCCATCTTTTAAGATGCGAGTTGCTTCACGGTACAGCACAGTGCCGTTTTCTGTGACAGTTATTTGATCAATTGTTTTTGTTTCTAAAAGTGACATCTTGTGTTCCTTTAATTATTTGTAATGTAACTAAGCGTGCCGTTCCAAGCAAATTGCGCATTACATACTGATGAGTTGTCATATCGAATCATTGAACAAGTTGATGCACCTGTGTTACCAATAATTTCCCACATATTACCGGAAGCAAACCATTCACGAGAAGCACCAATTGGCGTCGTTGTACTAATAACAAATGGTAACCCAGTCAATTGTGAAATTGCAGTTGCAGTTCCTGTTAATAATTGCGCATTAAATGTAATTGTAACTAAACGACCAACTTTAATATAATTACCGCTTGTTGTCTGTGATGTGATAGTTCCTGTTGCAGCTGTCATCACAGGAGTCCAAGTCCCCTCCTCATAATCATCTAATGTGTTTGCATCAGATGATGGGTTTTGAGTTGCAGGGAAAGCAATACCTACACCACTTGATGCTACAGCTGATCCAAGACCCAGACCATTAACGCTAATAGTTGCACTTTGTGCACCTTTAGCTTTATTGAATCCACCATTATAAAATTGGATGTTGTTTGCAGTACCAGTGCTATCAGTTGCAAGAACTAAGTTACCAGTTTTATTTGCACCACTTGGAGCAGATGCAAATAAGTAAGATTCATTAGGTCCAGTTACACTATACGCACTACTATTAAATGTAGAACTAGTGATACCCATGTCAACCCAACCACTTGTGTCAAGACCATTATCTGGGTATGCGCAGAAGTCTGCTGATGCGCCTGAACTAGTGTTTCTATTTATGACATATGCTTGAACATAGTTGTTAGCATTAGCAGTCATACCAACAATAGGGTTTGTTGCTCCGCCAAGTGCGCCAGCGTTACCTACGATCTCAGTGCCTGTAACGTTTAGATTGCCACTAATAGTTCCACCAGTTGTAGGCAATGCATTTAGTACTGAGCTTACATAAAAACTTTCAGTTACAACGGAATCGCCAATAGATGCGCCAACTGCTAAAACAACTATAGTACCATTAGATGCAGTAAAGTCATCAGATGCTAGACGTACACCATTTAGATAAACTGCAATGTAACCAATTGTATAGCTTGGAGGAGAGAATGTAGTTTGACCTGCAGTTGCTGTGAATTCAGTAACTGTTCTATATGCAGTAGTTGCAACAGCTGCAGCTGGAATTCCTAGGTAACGAACAGAGATGTTTCCTGTTCCTGCAGGTGGCGCACCTGAGAATGTAATGGTTGTACCATTAATAGAATAAACTGATGGGTCTTGCAGTACACCACTAATAGAAACTAAAAGTGATGAAGATGTTGCAGGAGCTACACTTAATGTGAATGCAGTAGTAGAACCATTACCACTAAATTGATTAGTAAGAAATGCTACTGATTGAATTGGATTGCCTAAGTAACTCATGCTACGAATGTTCCGCTAGTTGTAAATGTATGAATCGTATATCCATTTGCAGTTGTTACTGTTCCGCCAGTTGCTTTTTGTGAGCCGAGGTATCTAATGATGACTACGCCTGAACCACCACCACATGTAGCAGCACCAGTTAAGTATGTACCACCGCCGCCTGAGCCTGTGTTTGCTGCACCAGCTGTAACTGTACCTGTACCGCTTGAACCTGGACCACCATTACCACCGCCACCTAATCCACCTAGAGAACCTGCTGCGGAGTTACCAGATGCTCCTCCTCCAGCTGCTCTATATGTTAATGTTCCAGTGATATTTGACTGAACACCGTTGCCACCTCTACCAACAGTTGGAAGTATAGTAGTGCCACCTACTTGACCAGCACCACCTCCGCCTCCACCAGCGTTACCACCTGTTGCTGTACCAGCGCCACCGGCATAGCCTTGACCAGAAGTGCCAGCACCGCCAGCTAAAACGCCAGCAAGTTCACCGCCGCCGCCACCAGAGCCACCAGTTCCTGCTGCAGTTTGAGACACGCCACCACCACCGCCTAACGCAACAATAGTGCCGAATGTCGTGGAAGCACCACTGCTTACAGTATTACCATTAGCTGGGGCGGCTCCAGCGCCAATAGTAATTGTGTATGATAAGCCTGTTGTTGTGTTAATAACTGGTTCAGTTGATGCGCCACCGCCTGAGCTTTCTCCAACTACTGATGAACGGTATCCACCAGCACCACCGCCGCCAGCACCGCCACCAAAGTTACCACCACCGGCTCCGCCACCACCAATGACAACATATTCAATTGGGTAAGTAACTACATAAGTTACCCATGCATCGTTCTGATAAATTTCAGTTTTACCAGTAGTAGAATTAAGACGAATAGTACCATTCACTGGCGAAGCAGGACGCTGCGCAGTAGTACCAACTGGCAAAGTGATGCCATCAGTTGTAGCACTGCTATCAAAACCAGCAGATGTGATTTTGCTTAAAGCCATTATTGAGCCTCTACTTCAACCCATGAAGTTGTTGCTTCGTCCCACTTATAAAACTTACCATCAGTTGGCATAGCAACTGGAGCATTCCATAAACATGTTTCTTCATCAAGAATCCATGATTGATATGGTTGTGGAGGAATGAATGCATCCTTCTCACGGTCATACGTGAAACCAATACCTGCGTAATTCTTACGCAATGGAGTACCACCTTGAGTATGTACACCACCTTGTGTATTGTATGATGTTTGAATCCATTCACCTGGAGATGTATCCACGAATGTTTCAAAAAATTCTGGTTCTGCCACAATAACTTGTGTAACTAAACCACTAACTACTTTTGCGAAATGTGCCATTTTTAATTTTCCTATTATTATGCAGTAAACGTACCGCTACTTGTAAACGTGTGATATGTATATCCACCTGATTGTGTGATGGCGCCACCTTGTGCATGTTGTGAACCCAAATATTTAATCACAACAATTCCTGATCCACCAGTACCGCCATCAACGTTACCAGAACCACCATCTCCACCATTTCCCTTATTTGTTGCGCCATTTCCACCGCCACCAGTTGAGTCAACGTTATTGCCACCAGCACCACCAGTTGCATATGTAATACCATCAACACCAGTAGCACCGGCACCGCCTGCAACAACACCTGAGCCAGTCGCGTTTGCGCCAGCAGCAGTTTTACCACCACCTGATGCACCATTTGTGTATGCGCCAGTACTACCACCAGCGTTACCTTGACCAGATGTACCAGAACCACCAATATAACCAGATCCTGATCCAGCACCACCTCCGGAACCACCAGAACTTCCAGAATAATTTGGTGAAGCAGACCATCCATTACCACCACCACGCCCACCACCAATTGATGTAGTACCAAATGCAGATGAATTATTACCAGATACTGAATCTGCTATTGAAGTTTGACCAGCACCACCTGCGCCAATTACAATTGAATATTGTGTACCTGGAGCAATGGTAACATTTGTCACTGTTTGCATACCACCAGCACCACCGCCACCACCGCGATTTCTACCAGCGCCGCCGCCACCTGCAACAACTGTATAATCGATGAGATATGGACCGGCACTAGAATATGGTGCCCATGTAGAATACGTAGAACTGTACCATTCTGGATAACCAAGAGTCGTATTAAATCTTGTCATACCATTAGTTGGATTTATTGGTCGTTGTGCAGTTGTACCTACAGGCAACCCAAAATAACCAGTAGACGTATTGGCTTTATCGGAAATATTCACAGGTTGAAGTACATCACTTTGTAATTTTGGTAAAGTGATAGCACCATCAGAAACACCAATAGAACGTGTATTAACGCTCATGTAACGAACATAAATGTTATTCGTTCCACTCTGAGGTGCACCTGTAAATGTTAATTGATTGCCTATAACATTATAAGCAACACCTGGATATTGTACGACGTTTTCAACAACTACGATAATATCATTCACAGATATTACTTGACGCGATAATGTGAATAGAACAGTAGAACCATTACCGCTAAAGTAATCGGTTCCTGATAAGAATGTTTGATTGTCTGGTGAATTACCTAAGTATGACATCTATATCTCTTTTAAGTAATGTTAAGAACACTAGTGATAACATCCATTGATGCTGCAGTTGATGCAACCACTTTTAATGTATCACCAGTTGTTAATACAACCTTTTGATCTCCACCAACAATAACTAATGTACCACCAGGCGCAACAGTAGCACCTTTGATAAGATAGTAATTAACTGCTGATCGTGTAATATAAACATCACATGTTGCAGGAGATGCAATCACGTTAGCAATAGACATGCCGATCACAGTAGTTTGTGTTGAAGAGCCAACAGTAACAACCGTAGATGCGGTTGTACCAACTTGACTTGTTAAGTAACTTGTAAATGTATTAGCCATGTTCTATTTATTATCCTAAAGCGATGGACATCGCAACTGCGTTGTCGTTTGCAGATTGAATTGCTGCGTTAACTGCTGAAACATATGTGGGGTCTAACTTAGTCTGAGTGATAGCACCATTAACGACTTTGATCGTCGTTACTGTATTATCATTAGGCACACCAAATGCCATCGGTGTAGACCAATAACGAACTACAATCTTAGCACCTACAGCAGGAGCAGTTGAGAATGTTAGTGTTGTATAACCATCAACCGTGTATGATGTTCCAGGCGTTTGAGGTACACCGGCAACGAATACAAATAGTTGCTCTGGTAGTGCAGTATTTTGAGTTAGCGTATAGTTAACTGAAGAACCATCACCAGTAAATTCACTGAATGTAAAGTTGCTTGGAGCAAGTTTGCTAAACGTGATTGTTTGATCTGATGGAACACCTGTTACATTCACTGGACCATATACAACTGTAATGTCAGTGTTATTAGGAATTGCTTCAGTGAATGTAATTGTTTGTGGAGTTACTAATACATTAATGTCATAATGTGTAACTGGATCTTGTAAGATACCACCAACATAAACAAATGGAGCTAGAGGAGAACCAGCATCACTAGTTAAATTGAATGAAGTAGATGTGCCATTACCAACAAAGATGTCACGCGTGTATGCAGATGCAGCAAGTTTCTTAGCAGTAACTGTACCATCACCTGGAGTTACAATAGATGTAACTGGCGTAAGGCCAAATACAAGAACTTGGGAACCAGTGTCAGGGGCGCTTGTGAATGTTAATGAGGTTCCACTTAGTGTAAAGTTTTCACCTGGGAATTGAGGTACACCGTTTACATAAACAAGAATAGAGTTCTGAGAACCATAAACTTCTGTAAGCGTAAATACAGTTTGTCCACTTGTAGAAATGAACGACTCTCTTGACTGAGAACCTAATGCAATATCACCAAATTCCCATGAATCGCCCGCAAGGTTTGACTGTATAAGTCTACCTGCTCCATCAGTTGGGTTTAAATTGATAAGATCAAAGTACGTTGATCCGTTATTGGTGAATTGCCACTTATCGGTGCTTTCATTCCAACGAACTTGAACGTTAGTAGATGTACCACGTTCTACTTCAATGCCAACGTTGGTTGAAGGTGTCCCTGTTTCTTCTGCATTGAGTACAATTATATTGTCTTGAACTTTTAAAGTTTCTGTAGACAATATAGTTTGTGTACCATTGACTGTTAAGTTACCAGTGATAGTTAAATCACCACCAACGTTTACATCATCAAATGTTTGTGTACCGCCAAATGTGTGTTCAGCTGTAATAGTACGAGCATTTGAAATGTGTACGTATTGTAAGTGATCATCGTCACCTAGACCTGACAATGCTCCATGATCTGATGCAACATATGCAGAAGTTGTAACTGATGAAATTGAGCGCAAGTCCCAAATGGAAACTAACGTTGCAGATGGAGTATTAGTTAATGCGCCTGTGCACTTGTAAACTAATTTGTAAAGTGGACGGAATTCTACAACTGGGAATCCTGTTAGAATCAAGTCTGCAAATGAAATTGATTCAGCATCACCTTGAGTATCTCTAGCGCCTTGACCAATGATACCAATTATTGGATAAGTTACATTATTAGTTGCAAGTATGAAGGTTACACCATACTTATTATTACCAACATCTTCAGTTGACCATGTACCTGAAGTGTTTAAGTTATATTGTGGGCAGTTTGTGCCTTGTTTAACTGGGAAGTTTGTTGGAGCATCAATCTTCCATTCTGCATTACCATTAAGGTAAAACATTGGAATCTTTGCAGGACCTTGAAGATCTTGTTCCCAAATATTTGTAGGTGTATTACTATGAGTGATTTGAATTTTCAAATCTTCATCATAGAATGTGCCACCATCAAGGTCAATCTGCATGTGTGAATCTAATGATCCATCGCCACCTACAACATAATTAGATGCAGCAAAGCCTGATGCAATAACTGCACCACGAGTTCTATGTAAGTATTCGTGTGTTTGCCAATCTAATACAACGCCATGACGTTCATCAGCAAAGAAAGATGCATAACCTTCAGTTTGATTCCAATAGACATATGCTATTGGTGTCTGTGTTTGAAGATTAAAGAATGATGTTTGATATGCAAGAGCGCCATCTGCTTGATATGAAATGTAGTACAATCCAGTTGCTGGAGGAATTTGTACTACATTAGTTGCAGTGATTGTACGCTTTACACCTTTAGTCCATACTTCATATGAAGTTAAAACTGGTGCAATACTAAACGTTCTATTTACATCATTAAAAGAAATAGACGAGTCGGTGCGATTGACGAAACCCATTGGTTCGCCAGTTGCTGCTGAGATTGCGTTTTGTTGGAGAGTTAAATTACCGGCGCCGTCTGTAGTTACTACATAGCCTTCTAATCCATCGGTCTCAGGATAGTTCAATCCTGCAATGGACGCGCCTTGTTCTACGACAAGGCCATTCTTAACTCGAAAGTCGTTTTTGTTTGCTGCCACTCTGCTTCACTTTCCACTAAAGGGCGTTAGATTGTTTTAGTTATTTATATTAATTTAAACTATGTGTTTAAGCTGTAAATGTTCCAGATGTTGTAAACTTATGGTATGTGTAACCACCAGAACTGTATATGGTACCACCTAATGCTCTTTGTGAACCAGTGTATCTTATGATGATAAGACCTGAACCGCCGGCTGCACCTCTATAATGCAAGTCAGAAGAATTACTATCACCAGTATCGGCTCCACCGCCACCGCCACCCATGTTAGCATAACCAGCTTCAGGATATCTACCACCTTGTACACCAGCATCGCCTCCACCACCTAAACCACCAAGTGCAATTGATGCGCCCCCGCTACGAGTTCCAGCGCCACCACCACCTGCAATATAATTGCTTTCGCCTGAAGATGTTGCAGTCATCCATGTAGAATAAGCGTTAGATCCAATACCACCACTACCACCAAGTTGTGGTTCTCCATTTGTAGTACCTATACCACCAGCACCACCGCCACCAGCACCATATTGGTTACTTCCAGTGGAAACACCTGCATAACCTTGACCAGAAGTTCCAGAACCACCAGAACTCGAAGGCCATGCAGCGCCACCGCCTGAACCACCTGAGCGACCATTGGCTGCACCACCAGAAGTGAGGTTTCTAGAACCAGCACCACCACCGCCAATAGCATTAATAAGCGAAGTAGCACTAAGAATTACAGAAGACGCGCCGCCATCAGAACCTTGTGTGTATATATCATTTGAACCTGCGCCTCCAGCCCCAACATTAATTGTAAGTGATGCGCCACTGGAAATGCCTATAGCGTTTGTTGCAATAAGTCCACCGGCGCCACCACCGCCGCCATAATAACCAGCTCCTCCTCCTCCGCCACCAGCAACTGCTAAAATATCAACTGTGTATGGAACACCTTGTGCGTATTTAATCCAAGTAGAACTTGTAGCATGATACCATTCAGGAGAGTTAATGTCTGTATTAAATCTCGTCATACCATTCGTAGGTGATGATGGGCGTTGCGCGCTTGTACCCGTTGGTAAAGTAGCAGCACCAGTTGTAGAATCAATACTAACTTTTAATGCTAAAGCATTCGCGGTTGTTGTAGCATCAGCTTTAGTAGCTAAGTCTGTTGGACTAACAGGTGTAAAACCGAGTTTATCTGATAATGCTGTTGCAGCTAATGCTGTTGAATTTAATTTACGTGGCATATATTACTCTGGCTTAGCTAATTCGTCTTTAATTAATTTGATTGCAGAATAAAATGGTTCTAATCTTTTAGTTTCGTCATTATTCATACCATGCCATAACATATCTAATTGATCTTCAATAGATGGATATCTAGCTCTTCTTTGTCCAATAATGTCATTTAATAATTTATCTTCATGTGCCATTTTATTTTACCCAAATAGATGTTTGACCGGTTTGATTAACACCAATTCCAGCACCATACCAACCACGATACGTATAACTTTGTGCGCCTGCAGTATAACCATTAACACCAATATCTGGACTTGAACTTACTACTGTGGGATTTGAAGGTGCTATATTTCTAGAACCAGAATGTATTGATGGAAAGAATGGTCCATAATCCCATGTGCCATTCTTAGGAGTAGATGTTTCAACACAACCGTAGCCAGTAGGATATGAATCGCCCCATGATGCACCAATTGCTTCTTTAATAGTATAACGACTCCAAGTACCAGTATCTCCCTTAAGACCTGTTACAGTTACTGCAACGTTTGTCATTGAACTATTATAATAGTATGAATGGTTATTAAATGTCAGCGCAGCAGGATCTGGAATTGCAAATCTATACACGTATGAATAACCATCAATACCACCACTAGATGGATTGCTACCAGCAGCCATGATCATAGTGGTTGATGATTTTGCTAATAACAGCGCGCTTTTTTGTAAACTTGGTGATAATACTAAACCATTTGAAGAAGCTCTTGATCCCGGCGTATAAGACCATGTAGTTCCATCATGGTTTAAGTTTGGTATTGCTCTGTTTGAACTACTATCGCTTGTAGTAGCAACGTAACCATAAGCTAATAACATATAACCACCACCATCATAAGACAGATCACAATAGACTTGCACAGCCTGAGTCATTAAAGAATTTTTTATCCAATAAACGCCTGATGTTGTTAAACCAACTGTATTCTTTAAATATAATGCTGATGGCGCTGCTCTATTTTCTGTAGAACCATCTAATGTTCCTAAACTTAGCCAAGTTGTACCATTATAATATTCTGGAGCACCAACTTCAGCATTATATCTGAAATTTCCAGCGTTTGCAGATCCAGGTCTTTGAGATGTGTTACCTGATGGTAAATCAAAATACCCAGTAGAAGTATTGTTTTTATCTGATACGTTTGTTGGTGTAATGTCTGCTGGGACTGCTTTAGTTCCTAACGCAGTTGTAACTGTCGTGGCAAAATTAGCATCATCACCTAACGCAGCGGCAAGTTCATTTAACGTATCTAACGCAGTAGGTGCACTATCAATTAAATTGTTTAATTGTGTAGGACTAACTGGTGTATAACCTAATTTAGCTTCAATAGCGCCAGTTGCAAGTTTTGCAGAACTGATTGCACCATCTTCAACTGTACCGAATGTAGATGGGCGACTTACGATACGAACAACAACTGAGTCATTCAATGCTAATGCTGATGTGAATGTAAGTGTGGTTCCATTAACAGAATAATCTGTAGGAGGTACTTGAAGAACATCGTTAACAGTAACGATAACACTATTACTAGTTGATGCAACAGAAAGTGTAACAGCAGTTTGACCTGCTGTTGCTATAAAGGTATCTAATGCTAGATCACCTGCTGTGAATGCTTTGACTGGAATCTTATTAATTGCCATGTTATACCAATGTGTCAAAACGTGCTGTGCGCACTGTTGTGTTTGTCATTGCAGGGGTTACTAAGAGTCTTACGTATCCACCTGAAATGTCTGAATCTAATGTAATTAATGGAGATGCACCAGTGTAAACAGTTGCATACTCTGTCATATAAACTTGAGTGCCATCATGAATCATCATGACTTCTGTTGTATGATATTGACTACCACGAGTCGCTTGAATAACATACTTGACACTGCGAACTTTTGTTACACTATATGTATCAACTACTTGATCTGCTGTAGTAGCTGTGAGTGCATTTAATGTGCGGACCCAATCAGAAACTGCAACTACGGTATCATCTGTTTTCTTTAAGAACAGTTTACCATCAACGGTGTTTACCGCTAATTCACCAGACGCTAAAGCAGACGAAGAAGGTACTGCACCTTCTACTTCTGACCTCTTAAACTGTACAACTGTTCCCATGTATTAATTACTCTTCTTGTTTTTGAATGCTACCTGATTCAAAGCCATCATCTGCTTTTGTTTCTTCAGGTGGAGTCAATTGTTGAATACGCTTTTGAGCTAAAACTAATTGAGTCTCAAGCATAACAATCTTATTTGTTAAGTCAGCGATTGCACGCTGTTGTCTTTCAATATACGCATTAACGAATTCTTGTTGATCAATTTTCATAATATCCTCTTAATAAAATAATAGACCTGCCACATATTTATGGCAGGTCGCAAAGTCACTTTTAGTATGTACCGCAGTCGATATGACCGAATGAAGGAACACCAGAACCATTCATCTGTAACACTTGACCAGTTACACCATATACGCTTGTTGAATCTTCATTATAGAATACAACATTACCAGAACCATTAACACCCATCACTGATGTGTTTAGATAGTTGCTAGATGTGAATGTCATGCTATCGATTAAAGCATTACCAAACTTAACGTTTGCTGCAGCACCTGAAATTACTTCAGAAGCATTAGTTGCATCTTCAATGAATGTAAAACGTGCATCAGAAGCGTCGTAACCGAAGAAACCGTTCTTAGCAGATGTACCATTATGCCATTGGAATAAGATAC